TTTACTGACCGAATCCCTCAAAGAAAGGATCCGTCTTTGTGTTATTTCCACCGCTGTAAGCAGGCGGATCTGATGATTTAAGTCGTGCATCGACCGCAGCTGTCAGAGCTTCAGTCCATGCTGTTTTTATTGCTTCTATGGATGCCTTGCTTGTTTCTGCCGATGTGAGGTCAATGCAGTCAATGAGCTTTGCAGGGAGTTTATTCTCTTCAAGGATGTTCAACGCTTCGAAGCGTAACTCCTTCTTCTGAATCGCCGTTTCTCTGGCTGTAAGTTCCTCTTCTCGTTTCTGTGCTGCGTATTTTGCCTTTTCTTCGGCATTCATCTTAGCAAGTTTTGCAGCTTCTTCCTTCTCAGCAGCAAACTTTTTCTGCTGTCGCTCTAACCTCTCAGCGACGATACGATCAACGTCAGCCTGGGAGAACGTCTTGTCAGAGGCAGGAGCAGGATTGTTTTCTGCTGGCTTCGGTTCTGTTCCCTGTGGTGCTGTTGGCTCCTGCGCACCTGCTGTGCCTGTTGGCTCAGTTCCGGCAGGATCCTCAGCAAAAAACTGCATCGGGATCTTAAGCATTGTGTTTGTGTCCATAGTAAACCTCCATTTAACGTCAGAGTAGACGATATCCGTTTTATGCCCGTCGGCTTGGCACCAGCTGAATGAATCGAACATTCGTCCTCGGTTTTGGAGACCGCCATAATTCCACTATACTAAGCTGATATCTTCCCGACACGAATGTCGGGAACTTTGTGACCGACAATAATGTCGGTTACAGAATTATCCAGTCATCTGCAAGCATATCAGCCTGAGAAGCTAACCAGCCAAGCTGAACGCCTGAAGTGCCGACAAAAGCAATGGCCTTATTGCCGATAGCTTCATGCTCTGCGTTCACGGTATAGCCGTCAGCGTTGATATAGCTGATATTTGAAGCAAGCTCAATATACTGGTTCTTACCATTCCAGCCTGAACGAGCTGCTTTATGACCGCTTTTTATAGCATCGAGTGCCTGTCCGAAATTCATATTACTTCACCTCGCTTTCAGGAACGACAACGTTCTCAAACTTCTTGTAAGCATCGAGATACCATTCCCTCTTGTCGCCGTTGTAGGTCAGCTCGTAGTACATACCGTCGGGAAGAGTGCTTGCAAGCAGATATTTCCAGTTCTGCAATGCCTTGACTTTCCATACTGTGTATACCTCGAACTCTGGTGTCGGGTCTGACTTGTCGAGATGTGCTGCGATATAACCTCTGACAATCTGTAATGCTTTTTCGTCCATGATCATTTACCTCTTTTCGGAATTTTAACGTCGGTATAGCCACTGTCTGCGCCCTGTGGAGCTGGTATCTCTACTGGGACAGATTTACCAGGCTGTGCTTTCGGTGGCTTCTGTGGGCTTTTCTCGCCCTCTGTGGGCTTGATATACTTGTCGTACCACTCGTCATATGTCATGCTTGCAGGTACTTTGATGTTCTTGCCGTCCTTGTCCTTTGCAATGCGGATATCAGGCATTCCGTCCTCGAAGTAAGCTATCGTCGTACTTCGGCAGTTCGGATGCATTGCCGGAAGGTTTGTGCCTGCCTTTGCATCCTTTGTCTCGAAGATCTTACCGTCCAACTTCTGGCAAATGGGAGAAGTCCTTGAATCAAGCGTTGCAACGTACTTGTAGCGATCTATGTCAAGCTCCTCATATGATGCCAGTTCCGCCTGATTGCAGGAGTACGTCGTTTCGGTTCGTATCAGGCGGACACTGTTGTTCATCGATTCACCGAAACGCTCTGAGAGCCGTCGTGAAGTCTTAAATATGCTTTCACCTGACATTGCAGCAGTTGTCAGGAGCTGCTGCACGTCCTCTGAAAGCTTGCTTGTAATCCACCATATTCGCTGCGAGTAGTTCTTACCACTCCACTGGTCGTTGACAATCTGATCTATCAGCCTTGTGTTGACTGCCGAAAAGGCAGGCTGTTCACCGATGCCCTGTGCTATATCGAATATGGTGTGATAATACGCTTCCGGAATAATGCTCCTCAGAAAGTCCGTTGTATCGTTTAGCGTTACACCGTACAGCTCCTGCATCTTCTTCTGCGTTCTCGCCAAAAGAGCGTTCAGACGCTTCATGCGGTACTCGTATGCAAGGCTGTCATCGTCGCCGATGTGGCGGAGAATCTTTGCTATTTCCGACTGCACATAAGTACAGGTCTTATTATAAGCCTTGTTTATTATCTTGGCCTTCTTGATAGCTGATATCTGATATCCGTCCATGCGACGATTCGCTCTTTCTACCCAGTACTGCTCATTCCGTGTCATTGTCGTTTACCGACTTTGAAGCCATGACGAACTCTGCATCCATAGCAGCCTGTTTCTCTTTTGTCGCCTTCTGGACTTCCTTTTCAGGATCCTCGACGAATGGCAGCTGTGCAACCAGTGTTTCATTGCTGCATATGCCAGAGAGATTTCCTATTACCTGAGCCAGCTCCACGAGGTTCTTCGGGAGATTTCTTGTAATGGTAATAGTTACTTTGGAAACATCAACAGGAGTTTTTCCTTTGATAGCAAGTATCGCCGAGAATAGCTTAATGCGATATCTCAGTCCTTCCTTGATGTAGCGTTCCTTCTTTTTCATGAGCTGCAGCAAGCCCCATAATTTAAACTGCATTGCAATACCTGAGACATTTGAAGCAAAGTGCTCGTCAGTCAGGTCAGGAATATAAGAAAACTTGTGGATATCTTTTGCGATTGATTCTGAAAGGAGCTGGTCGCCCTGCTGATCCGACTGCCTTGTCAGGAAGGAAAGCTCTCCGTCAGGAGTAAGCTCAACAACACCGTTCTCCTTAATGCTTCTTACTGTTTCAGCCTTTTCGTCCGAAGTGTCACCGAGCGTCTGACCTTTGAGCACCATAAGCGAATTGACGAACGCTTCTTTATCGTCGATGCGGTTTGACTGCTGTTTGTTGTAACCGTCTATCAGGCTGATGAGCTGCTCGAAGTCGCCCTGTAAGAAACGATTATTATATATCTCAATGAGAGTGACCATCCCGAACGGATTGCTTTCTGTAGTAACTTCTCCATTTAGAGCATAGTCAGCAGTAACACTGAATCGAATATACTGCTTGTCTGTGCTGACTTCCACTTTATAGCCATTGACCTGCTGTGTCGTTGTATCTCTGGTCTCACGATAGTAAACGCCTGCGACAGGCTGTAATTCTACCGTATTGTTGTATATAACGAAGCCCTGAGACGGATGTATGCTTGCCGTCTTTGGTTTTGGCGATTCGTCGGAGGACATATATACAAGCTCATAAGCAACGCCATAAATTGACTGATCTTCGGCGTTGTCATTATCCTGCACATCAACTTCCGCAGCCTTGAACCATTCAAGCAGGTCAGTGAGGTCGTTTTCCTCGGACTGATATGATACTGGTTCGCCGATCAGGAAGCCGGAGCCAATGTCTGTAATATACTTCGCATAGTTGCAGACAACGTTGTTACACGGTTCGTTCTTCCGCTTCGGCTTTCGGAGCAGGATGTCATGTTCTCCCTTGTAATAGCTTTCAAGTTTCTCGTATCGCTCATTCAGTGCAGTTCTATGTAGCTTTATATACTCGCATATTCTTTCCGTTGTGAGTTCTTCTGTTGTGTTCAGCAGAAACATTTTATCATCCTCTCAGTTTTGATGTGCCGACCTTTGCAGTTGCAAGATGCGTATAGCAGAAGTATCTGAGAGCGTCCATTGCATGATCGTTCTCTTTAATAACTTCATCGTCAGCCGTGTCAGGCTTCCAGCTGTAAAGGTTGAATTCCTGAATCGTATTCTTGCAGCACGGCCTGAATAGTATTCTACCCTTATTCAACAGCGTTGCTGTGAAGCGGATACCGTCAAGGACTGCGTTGCTTGCATGAAGGACTACAATGCCACGTCGCCGAAGAGCTGCTATAAACGATGCTGCGGAAGGGTCAACAATCATTCCGTTGATATGAACACCATCGAGGAACTTGATAAGATCGTCGCAGTACTGCTCGTCCGTCTTCTGCCTTATTGAATCACGTCCAGAATAATAATATTCACGTTCACAGAGCCAGCGTCCGTCTGCTATCTTGTGCCATAGCAAGAAAACCGTTGCGTTCTGCGTACCGTAATCGCAAGAGACGTAATATACAGGAGAAAAATCGAACTCCTCAGTTGTGACGTGCCTGTCCTCGTCAAACATCGAATAAACGATGCCTTCTGCGTTCACCCATTCGCCGAGGATGTATCTGTCATAGTAAACGGTTCCGGCATATTCCTTCTTCAGCTCCTGAACGAACACAGGATCATTGAAAGGATTATCGTCTATCGTGTACTTCTGACGGAACATATCGGCATCAGAATCAAGGAACTGCTTGAACCAGTGCAGCTTTCCTTCTGGGTTGCAGGTGAGGTCACACTTGCTGTATCCTCTGTCAAGTCGGGATTTAAGCATTATAAATGCTTCTGGATGCCAGGTGACAACCTCGTCGCCGTAGCAGTACTTCACGCTTGAACCTCGAAGGATATCATTTGCGGTGATCTTGGAAGCACCGAGACACCAGACTTCCTCACCGAACATATAAGCCTTATTGTTGGAGTTGATACTTGATACAAGTTTATCTCCCCAGATTTCCTGTAAAGGCTCTATGATATTTCGCTGCAGCGTTCCTTTAGTGTTGCCGAGAATGAATATTCTTCCTGGCAATCCTGCGACTGCTCTGATTCGCTTCGGGATCAGATACAAGTCCATGTATGTTTTACCGCTTCGGGTCGCACCTTCCTTGACATTCCATCGGCAGTTCGCATTCTTGAAGAACTCTTTCTGTTTTTCAGAGAACGGCATATCATTCTCCGATCTGCTTCAGGACATCGTCGAGCTTTTCAAGAACTGAATCGTCTGATACGTTCAGCAGCTCGGCCTTTGCCTTGATAAGAGCTGTCTGAGCCTTAAGCATCTGCTTTTCTTCTCGGCTCTTATTAGCTGAGAGGAGCTGGACGAGTAAGTCCATAGCCTTGCCCCAGTTCTTGCCTTTCGGGTCTGCCAGGTTAGCGACCAGTCCTTGTATAACAGCTTCCTCGCCTGTGAATTCCTT